GCCACATCAGTAGCCTGCACATCAAACGTTCCCACGCTGCTGCCGTACGCGTTTGCGCGAGTGACGGTCACAGTGTATGTCGTGTCAGAACCAACGTCCGCCAAAGTCCCCTGAAGATATCCGGAGCCGCTGTTGTACGCCATTCCAGAACCTGAGGGACTTACGCTCACGGTCTGCGTCCACGTTGCGCCTGCGGGCATCAATTGGAAGTTCACGACGGTGCCTTCTGTGTATGAGAAGTCAAGCGAAGAGAACTGGCTTGGGGTGAGGTCTGAGTTCGACAGTGAAGTGATCTCGGTATAAGTCGCAGCCGTGCCCAAAGTCGAGTCGGTGGTTGGCGCACTAGAGCCCGCCATTTCACCGTTCGTGTCAGGCATATACCAAGTCGTGTTGGTCGGGTCGTCCGCGTACGTGTGCGTGTGCGACGTCCCAGATCCTCCGTTCTCAGAGTCATAGTAATTCGCCTCCTCTTCAGTGGCGAAAAGCGGATACTCAAAGTTGTTGTCCGGGCTCTCAATATACCTGAAATACATTGTCGGCGCAGCGGCTTCAAGCAGGTGAGCTTTCGGAGAGCTGTAGACGCGCGCAGAGGCGGACTGTGACTTGATTCCGAGCACGAATTCGCTACCATCCGCAACGGGATAGCTAGAGCGCGCGTGAAGGATCCAGGTGCTGTCGTCCTGCAATGAGGAAATCGCGATGTAACCGTTCTCGTCGAGGCCAACTCTGATCTTCACAGGATCGCCGTTGAGCCACTCGTCTTGTTGGTTCCAGTTGTTGGACCACCCTGGTCCTCCGACGTACCCAGTGTTGGCACCGTAGTTCGTCCAAGATCCGTTCGGGGTTGGGTGAAACCAGTGGCTAAACTGGAAGCCGTAGTGAGCGCTGTTCGAGACCGCGAAAGATTGCGGGTCGGCGTAGGTCTGGTTGCCAGAAGCTTTGCCTGCGTTGTAGCTCGTGGTCGTGTGTACAAGGCCGAATCCGATGGTGCCCTCTCCTCTGATGTCAAAGGTGTAGTACTCGCCTGCCTGATCGATAGGCTCGATTGACTTAATGCCGGCGTAGTTGCCAGATCCAGTGTTTCCGAAAATGTCGTTTCCGACAGGATCCACGGCGGTTGTTCCGGCATATTCGTACTGCGCATCAATGCCTGAGACGTCAGCCACCATAGTGGCATACGGATCAGCGATCACGACGGCTTCAAAAGGCCCTACGGTAAACAGCTCGTTGAGCGTGTTCACGATGTCGTTGAGACCCCCAGAGACAGAAGATCCGTTCACCTTGACATTGGCCACTTCCAATTTCTCGAAGTGGACTTTGTCATTGGCGTCCCCGGATTCATTAGGCAAGCCCGTTCCGATAGCGTTCAAGTGAACCGTCCCGTCGCTGTGCGCGATGGCCTTGACCGTGTTAACCCCGAACTGGTGTCCGTTGTCCATGATGATGGACGTCGACGTTTGATCCAGGCGGAAGTCTACGGTGATCCCAGAGAGGTCCGTACCTGTGTCGGAAATACCGATTACATTTGCATTTGCGTTAATGTAATCTACGGCCGCCTGAGCGTCCGCAAAGCTGTTCCCCTCCCTGTCGGCGAAGTCGGTGTAGTCTACGTTGTAGAATTCATACTTGACGTCTGCTTCGTTAGCCGAGCGGATGTCGTTGATGATGTGCATGCGAGACGTGTCGTCTGATAGGACAGCGCTTAGGCAGCTGTTCCAATAGGCGGGGTTAGATGATCCCACGAAGGTGATGCAATTGCCTTCCTGGTTTCGTGTAATTTTGATTGCCATTATCGAATGATGGAGATAAGAGTAGAAAGCGGCTGGATCAAGATCTCATTGTTGCATCGGATAGCCGGGAGAAGCCGTGCGTTGAGGTCCTCGTCTGAGGCGATATAAGCTGACATCTCAACCCTGTTCAAATACGCTACACCTTGTGATCCGGTGCCGTAGAAAACGGGCTGCGTCGTCAGCGGAAAAGTGAAGGTCACATTGTCGCTTTGGTCGCGAGTGGCGAAGATCAACCCCACCTCCAAAGTGGAGTTGGCGACCTGCGGCACAGCGTTAAACGAAAAGCGGACTTTCACAAGATCTCCGACGTTGCACTGGGTCAAGTCGTAAGACCCATCTGCAGCGGTGTACTGGAGTGACCCAGACTCAACCGCGGCCGAGAGAGAAGTGTCACTGTAGTCGATTAGATTCGTGATCCCAGGAGGCATGTGTAAGCCGCCGAAAAGACCCTTGCTCTGGTCGAATGCAGGATCAGTCTCTCCCCAGTACTGATTGTCGTTCGCAATCTGCTGAGCGGTGCTGAAACCAAACCGCTTCCAGGCGCCGTCAGTCGCTTGGGCTGTGGTGTACTGGACGTTGGTTCCGATGTCGTTTGCACCGGCGGATCCTGTGGTACGCTCGGCAAATCCTCCAGTGAATTCGTAGCCGGTCGTTCCTGCGGTCTGCTCAATGGCGACGGTGTCAGACAGCATCGCGTGGATGGTGTTGATCATGTCGTCGTTGAAGCCCCATGTGGTCACTGATTTGTCAGTGCCCTCGATGATGACATCGTTGCCATCCAGAGACATGGAAACGATAGCGCCTATGTTGGGGATTCCAGGTGCGTGCTCTGCCAGCTTATTCCGGAGATTCGACAAGACGGTAGACCCGCCTCTGCCGTTTTCTACGGAATCGTTTTGAGCAATTATTACTGCCATTTTTTTTAGTCAATTACGTGAAATGAAACGGAGGTCGTGGATGTATACACACGGCCGCCTGCGACAACGTCTAGATCCATGCCAGTAACGTGGGAGAAGGCGACGCTGTAGCCAGCGTGATCGCCTTCGACCCTATCCAAAGCGGATCTGACCAGAAGCATGAGAGCGTTCGACTGTTGAACGGTTTGAGAATAAGAGTGGACATCGACCCGGTATTCTGTCGCTTTGGCGCCAGAATTCGTGTCGATTGGGGATATCGCGATGGTCTCCATCATGAGCGCTGGCATGTCCGTTTCCTCCTCCCGGATCAGCGGGTAGATTGACGTGCCGACGATGTCTGTGATAGAGGCCGTGGAGTTGAGTATTGAATAGACTGCTTCGAGCATTATAGGTTGAATAATCTGTTAACTAGTTTGAAGACCCGTGCGGGCATGGAGTTCTTGTGCTTTTCGTACGTTGGCTTCACGTACGGTTGGGCTTTTGTTCCTGGGTGAGGACGGAGCTTAATCCGGTGGGCTTTAGTCCCTAATTCAACCCAGTGCGCGTGATGTGCTTTCGACAGCCTAGGGCCGATGATAACGTTGATCCCATTGTCCTGCGTAAACTTCGAGGATATCCTGATAGACTTGCGCAGACTTTTCTCGTCAGTCGGCGCCGCTTTCTTCATGTCAGAGCGCACGTCTTTGAACTCTCTCCTGGCGGCATTTCTGAGGCGGTTCTTCGCCCCACGCCAAGAGTATTTCAGGCGCAAGTTATCGACCACGGTTGAGAGGCCTTCGACTCTCACTACGGCACGATCAATTGCCATCCTGCAGATCCGAGTTATGGGCGACGGTTACAAGCTCCATGTAGCGCGAACGGCGTGATCCAGATTCGCCACGTTGTGTGATGACCCAGATCTTGCCTGCGAAGAGGATTCGTGAGGTGTCTGGGACGTCGCTTCGGTATCGGGTTACGAACGAAGCGACCTCCCTAAATTGGATTTGATCCGCTGTCTCGGTGAGCGCAGCCGCGGAGTTCATCCTAGGCTTGTACTGAGCCCAGACGGTAGCGAGGTCTGACCAGGTATCGAGCTCCTGGCCGAACGTGTCTTTTGTCGTGGTCTTGGTCTGGATCACGATCTTACGGTCGAGCCTGCCAATCATCGTGTGAGGTATGAAGGTGATTGACCCACAACGCGAATGAAGCTCTTCTTGAGCTGCGAGATGATCCGAGAGAAGGCGAGAGGTGTCTGGTGCATCTTCTTATCCACGGCCTCGCGATTTTCGTACCAGTGAGCCACGAGAAAGAGCAGGGCTTGCTCTTCAGCGGGTGTCATTGTCTTCGCGGCGACGTTCCAGGCTACTGAGACTGGGAACGGCGTCTCACTCAAAGAGGACAGCTCGAAGTCGGATGCGAGGGTGATCACGCAGGGGTAGCCGAATTGTGACACGTGAAAATCTGTCGTGTCCAGGGTCTGCGTCGTCTCGTCCTTGTCGATGTAGGTGATCACCACCGAGGACATGCGTGAGGCGTCCATAGGGAGCGTGAATTGCTTCGGCATGCAGTCTAGGATACTTCCGGCCGTTCCGGATCCGTACTCGTAGCCTAGCTCATTTTCCATTGATTGGACAGCTGCGGCCACCAGAGCGGACACGTAAGCTGACTCAGCGGAGTAGTCTATTTTCAAATGATCCTCGATCAGAGGAGTCCCCAGTCCGACCACCATGTCGGGAGGAGTTATTGCTGTTGTGTTTCGTTGCTCCATTAGGCGGGGATTTGTTATATGTGATACCTACCAACAAAGCCCCCGAAGCCGAAGCTCCGGGGGCGATGTCAGTAAGCGCTTGTCGTGGATTAGCTAGTTGCTCCCACGTTGTTGTAACCGATGATCGCAGCGGCACGGCGCACGATGGCGTCGATGTGCTGGTTTGCGATGATCTTCACGACGTTCGTCTGAGCGCCAGTGTAAGGGTCGACGATCAAGTCCATGCCGCCCCACTCTGCTACAACCAACTCGCTGAAGTCGCCGAAATAAGCGGTGTCAGCAGTGTTCAAGGTTGAGCGCACGCTACCGTAACCGATCATGTCGTTGCGGTCAGCAGCGAACATACCGGATCCAGCGTCCAAGGCAGCACGACGGAACTGGCGATTCACGCCAGGAGTCACGAAGAACTTCGCGCCGTCAGCTGGCACGTTAGCGTCGAGCAAAGCCTGCTCCATCAAGAATGGAATCTCAGCAACGTCAACGTCTGTGGCGTCAACCTCAGTGATGTCAGCGAAGAGCTGAGCGAGCACGTAGTTGTCATAAGCCAAAGCCATTGACTTTCCGAGGTCGGCCATCAAGAAAGAATCCAAGGCGTCCTGGTTCTGAGCGAGCAACTGCTTTGAGTAGCTTGTTCCTGCACCGACACGCTGTGGTGTCAAACGCTTCTGAGCCAGAGCGATGTTCGTCAAGTCAAGATCTTCGATCTCCGTCAACGTGTTGTCCGCTGTGGTGTTGCCACTTTGAACTGGGATGACGACGTCTCCGTTCAATCCTGTCATACGTGAAACGCCGAGGCGGTCAACAACTCCAGCAGCGCGGAAGTTCTTCACGATGCCTTGTCCGTCGTCAAAGATGTCGTTGGACGTCTGGGTTCCGCCAGCGCCAACAGTCATGCTTGCTGCGTCAGTCCGCATTTCAGCCGGAATCGCGATGGATCCAGTCAAGTTCAAACCAGATGCAGCAGCTTGTGAGCGTGCCTCTTGGTTCATCTCAGCTTCAAGGCCGGTGAGCTGTCCTCCAGTGGAGACCTCCTTTACGGCTTTACCAAGAGAAAACCGCTTGGCTACGGTGTCAAAATTGTCTTTCATGCTTGTAGGCATAGGGGTGATGGTTGCGGCTGCGGAACGGGTTTCCACTTCGACTTCGGCAGCGCGCAAGGCGTCGTCTTCAGTGGGTTCAACTTCTTCAACTTCGACAGTGGCTTCAACCTCTTCGACGACCTCCGCTTCGGGGGTCTCTTCAACGGTTTCAGCTACGGCCTCAGCCGAACGAATCTCTTCGGCCTTGGCCTTGAGGAATTCAGAATTTTCCATGTTGGAATTTTCAGGATTATTGCGCGGACTATTCCGCGACTTTTTTGAGCCACTCTCCAAGATCGACAGACTCAGGCTTCGTGTCAACGATTTGCCGTGCTGCCTCGGTGAGGGGATGGGTTGAATTTACTTCTTCAGGGATGGCCTCGTTGAGGGCGGCATCCATTGATCTCAAACCAACCTCTGTGGTTGGATATGCGGGGACCGGAGTGACGGTGATCTCAAACAACTCGTCAATCGCGTTGATCGTCCTCAAGGGAAGACCGTCGCGCTTCTCCCAGTTGTCGTCTTCGATGGTGAAACCGAAGCTCATTCCCTCAACAACGCCTGTGCGTACGAGTTCCTGAAGATCACGCCCAGCGGTCGTGTCAGGAAGGGTGAGATCAAAGCGAAGTCCGGTCTCGTCAATTGTGAGATCCAGACCGCGACCAGAGCGAGCCAGGGGCGTGTTCCAGTCGTGGTTGTAAAGGGCGAAGACATTTGACATGTCGACATCCTTGAAAGCGTCGCGAGAAACGACTTCATCGAATTGGTCTCCGATGGTCGTGACGTCTCCGAACTTGACGGCGTAGCCGGTCAATCCAGGAGAGCCCATTTTCTCACGGGTGGTGATGCTGGCGGAGGAGATCCGCAGCTCTTGGTTAGGCTTGCTCATTATCGTCAGAATCATTTTCGGCGCCATCTGTGGACTTTTGTCCGTCAGACGACTCATTTGTTGGTTCAGCCTCATTGGCTGAAACCTCGGCCGTGTGGATCTCCTCTAGCGCGTCCAGAGGAACAAATCCGCTTTGCACAACGTGTTGATCTCCTTCGGCGATTGGGTTGAGCCCCTCGATCTTCCGAACCTCATTCACGCTCATGACGCCGTGTGAGAGCATCTTGACGTAGAACTCAGAGCGACTGTCGACGTCGGCTCTCAAGAGAGAACTGAGATCAAAGTCCACGTGCATGCCTGAAGCTCTCTCCTTAGGTGAGAAGAGCTTCTCGTTAAGCTCCTCTTCAAGGCGCTTCACGAGAGGCGTGATTGTGTACGTCGCGAAGAAAATCGACTGTTGCTCCACGTTGGAGTAAGTCACGTTCGTTTCGAGTCCGATCAGAGCAGCAGGTACGTTGAAGATGCGGGCGATCTCCTGTGCGGAGATCTTGCGCGTTTCAATAAATTGGGCCTGGTCTGGTGGGATGCCGATACGCTCGTAGTTGATGCCGTGCTCCAGGATCGCGGTAGCGTGTGCTCCGTTGTTCCCGTGATATTTCGATTGCCATGAGTTTGACAATGCTTGAAACTGTTCGTCTGAGAGACCTCCTTCGACCGTCAAGACACCTGAGAGGTGTCCGCCGGATCCAAAGAAAGAAGCGCCGAAATCTTCAGCTGCGCGAGCGAGTCCAATCGTCTCTCTGTGGAGGTTGATTGGGGACACACTTCGGAACGCCGGGACAATGATCAAATCAGCTGCGCGGTAGGTGTATACCGTCTCATTACGACGGGTGCGCTCATTGAACCTGGTGAAGTGGTAAAGTGTCTCCTGATTTTGGCGCTCTTCAAGATGAACCTGGACGGCTGGCAGCCACACCAATTTGGCTGGCTGTCCGTTCCCGTTCTTCTCCACCTTCGCAAAGCCACAACCGTACATGAGGGAGTCAGAAATAATGGACTCCCAGAAGTTGAATGAGGTAGTGACCTCATCAGCCATGTTCGTGAGCAGAGGGAGAGCAGGGTGTGCCTGCTCGTCTCTGCCCGCCTCGGTGCTCTTGTAGATCTTGCGATCCAGAGCTGCGACTGTCTGAGAAATTTTGCTTACACAGGCGTAAACCGTTGAAATCGCCATTGCGCTCTCAGGGCTTATCTTGACGCCCGCTGAAGTCGGCGCTCCTCCGATAACGCTGATCTGACCTTTCTGGTCGAGAATAAAGCGCTGCTCGGTGGGTGCGGTCTTGCCGCGTTTGAGGAAATCTAGAAATGCCATATGGTGTAGCAATATAAGTGGATCAGGGGCGTGTGCCTAGGCATGTTCAAATGAAGCCCAGCTTTTGGAAATCGTCGAACGGCTGGATCGATTCAGGTGTGAGCTTCCAGTAGCGACCGAACTTGTAGAAACGAGGCTCAAGATCGTTGCGCATTTTGCCCAGCGTAGTCCAGCCCACAATCTCAAATGTGCGGTTGTTCGGGAGGTCTTTGCCTAGGACACCGTTGACACACAAGATATGGGTGTCATCGGGTCTAGTCTCGTTTTCCTTTTTGTCAAATTGAACGAGCCAAGAATTTTCGTTATCGACGTTGTTCGCCTTGACATCCCAGCGGACTCCATCAATCTCAAGATCCCAGCCTCCGTCAGTGGAGGCTTTAGGGTCGACGTAGCCACTCTCAGTGCCGAACAGGTTTTGAGAGATTTGAGACTCGACCGACACACCCAGAACACGCGACACGTGTCCTGGGTTTGTGAAGTCAAATCCGTGGTCCAGGCCATACCTTCTGACGCGGCTGTCGTCATAGCGACGGACAGCGGCTTTCAGTGTGCGAGGTTGGATTTTGAATCTCATCAGTAGCCGTTTTCTTGACGTTCAACATTGATGTCTTGCTTCATCTCGATTTCGTGAGCCAGAGAGTAGCCAGAGATACCAAGCTGCACCGCAATATTCATCGCGAAGATCATGACGTCTGCGACCTCTCCTACGAGCTCGTCGTGCTGCGCGTGTGTGAGGTCATCGATCTTGAGCTCCTTGCACTTCGCGTGGTCTGCTTTCCAGTGCTTCCAAGCGGCCTTACCGTAGTCGCCGCCGAGGGCTGTCAGGACTTCAGTGATTTCGTCTTGGAGATGCTGCTGCGTCTCCATGATTTTGGTGGCGATCTGGGTGAGATCGTAGTCGTCGCAATCGTAGCCAAACTGCTCACGTTGAATGGCGGCTTGACGCTTGATCAATCCCGAGAAAGAATCGCGACCTCCTCGCGTCTTGTTACGGATCTTGAGAGCGTACGTCTCGAGCTCGGCTCTGGTGTGATCCTTGAAGGTGTCGGCTGCTAGTGAAGCCATGAATTTGTTGTGGTCAAACATGCTTATTCTGTTGGGGGGTGTAAACGTGAAGATCATCGACGAAGTGAAGCAATCGCCCGGGGGCGGTGCATACCTTGAAGAAGTCGTCGCTTACGGCTTCAAGGAGAGAGGCGTTGACATCCTCCACCATCTTCGACTGGAACAGCGCGAATGCGGGGATGTCGTTGCAGAAACCAAACCAAATGTCGTTGGATCTCATGTGCGTGTGGATGTCTATCAGACCGCGCTCGTTGATCACGAAAGTGAAGCTGATAGTGCAAGGCGTGTCGAAGTCATACTCGCTGCGCTCTTTGCCGTCGAAAATGGACACAACGTGCTTGCGAGTACCCTTACCTGTCAGGATTGATTTTGTGATACCCTGGACGCAGCTTTTCCACTGGTCCCCACGTTGTACTTGCCAACCGTAGTTTGAGTTCACTAGACCATCCTCATTTCGCATCTTGCGCCAGATCTTTGCGACGTCCATTACCATCGCAGGATCCTGAGTCGCCTCAGTGTACCAAGCCCATTCGAGGTCTACGTAGCTGCGCTTCCAATTGCGCCAGTCTGGCATGCCTTCCCAATCCATCGGATTGTTGATCTCGACAAGCGCACCCGTCATGCGGAGTGTGCCCTCGTTTTCGTGGCCTTGTTCGTGGAGATCATTGTAGATCCCCACGAACGCGTCGGCCATGTTGTTGAACGACTTTGCGTACATCACTTTCCTTCTTTGAAGTTAGCGAGACCTTGCAAATATGCCATTGCGTCAAGCAAGTTGTCATACTTGTGGTTGAAGCTCTGGCGCGACAGCTTGAGAGCGACGAGAGCCATGTACATGTGCTCACCTTCAACGTGGATTCCGGTGGCTCCTGAAAAGATCATTGCTGCGCGCTGCATGCCCTTAGAAAACGGGCCATATGCGCGAGCGGTTTCTTCGCCGCGCTCATTCACGATTTCGTGAACCTCTTGCGCCATTGAGAGCTTCGGCGTCTCAGCTTGCTCAGGAACGTCTCCAGCGAAGAGAGCATCCCAAGCAGCTTGATCCTCTGCATGCTTTAGGCGATCACCTGTGGCGTCAATCGGCATTTCGATAGTAACGGATGCGATGACCGCTTCGGCTAGATCAGAATGCGTCTCTTGCTGTGTGTACCGACAAAGCTCAAGCCAGTGTGTGCGTGAGATCGTGTTGCGACCGTGGCGCCAGTGATTGACCGCTCCGCGAGACACGTCAAGTGCGCGTGAGATAGTGACGTCGCAAGCTTCAACTGCTGCGAGAGAAGACATGACTTCGGAGAGCTCGAAGGCAGTCGGTTTTTGGGGTAAATTCATTTGCATGAGGTAAATGTAGACAGTGAATTTCAGTTGGATGATGGGGCGTCCTCTCTGATAGAGGCGAGCCATACTGTTGAAGCTTTTCGGGCTTCGGGGATTAACACGTGAAACGGAAGAAAGAATTCAGGGTTGAGAGAGAAGGCGAACTCATTTTTGTTACTGATCCACGTGATGAGGCCGACGAGTCTGTCAGTTACGACGGTGCCTTCTGGCGCCATTATTCCGAATGCACCTTCGGAAGTTTGCGTGCTGACGACATACGCATTCGACATGTCATATGCGCGTGTGATTGTGTAGTCGACTCCGTCAAACGTGAAAGAGTGAAGAGGACTGTTTGAGGACTTGATTTGGAACTTCATTATGCTGTGTATTGAACTGTGAAACCATTGCACTTCTGACCGTTTTTGATGGCCTTACGAAGCTTCTGAGGACTGCATTTAAAGTCACTGTTGTCGAGGATGAACTTTGCGCAAGCTTTGTTGCTGCCGCTGAAAGTGAGCTCACCCTTTGTGACGACTACTGCGCGCACACCGACGAACCATGCACCTTCTTTACCTGTTGCGCCTTCGAACTTTGCGGCGCGTGTAGCTTCTTCGTCACGCTGCTCAGTGAGCTCTTGGACGAGAGGAACGACCTCCTTGAAGATGAGGATCTCATCGCGCTCTGAGATCTTGAAACCCTCAATGGTGAGTTCACCTTGGGCGCGCTGCAGCTGCTTGCGGAAAGTGCTGGCGTTGATCTTGAGGTACTTGGCAGCTGCTGCCTTAGTTTCGAATGCGACGGGGATAGACTGATATTCCATTTGTTTGTTTGTTTGATGATGCTAATGTAGGGGGAACTATTTAAGCGGGAAAGTTTTTGTTGAACTTTTTTTTTCACGCTACGTGGTCAGGGTTAATGCCACGTGCGATCAGGACGTCCATCATGACGGACATTTCAGCTTCGATGCCCTGAGCTCTCTCGCTACGGTTGCGAGGATTTATGACTTCTGACAAGGGGAGGTTGCTCCAGTCTTTGGCGAGACTGCGGAGGCAAGATTTGACTGAGGCTGTTGAGAAGCTAGCGGCGTCTTGCGGAGTGATGATAGTTGAGCTCATGTTTTCTGTTTGTTTGTTTGTTTGATGATGCTAATATAGGCGGTGCTTTGTAAGCGGGAAAGTTTTTTTTTGAAGTTTATTCAGCTGCTGAATATCCACCGTCGACGCGTGTGATAGTCATGCTCATGAAAGCGCTCCATCCTTTCGTCTCGAGATCGAGGCAAACGTCATCGACTTGATAAGCGTAAGGGAGGCGGCGGCCGTTAGAAGAAGCGATCTGGTTGCAGAGGAAAGTGATTGAAGAATTGAACATGGTATGCTTGTTTGTTTGTTTGATGATGCTAATCTACGACGTGCTTTTGTTTCTAGCGTGGTTTTTTGAAAATAAATTTTGAAAAAAACGTATTGTGCTGACAGGCAGCGCTTCCGAGCGCTTCACGATTTGCTTCAGTGTCTTGTCTTGATTCAATCACCTTGCAGTGATTTCCATTCCGCAGCGCCGCTACATATTTGAAGTCACATGCGCCAATGGTGTACCGCTCGCCGTTCACTAGGTTTTCGACGAGCACCACCTGATTTTTGGGGAGGGAAGGGGCTTTCATTTCTGACGCTCGATGTTGAAGAGACCAGAAGAGGCGAGAGAGATATCGACACGACGTCCATACTTGAAGAGGATCACTGTAGCGCCGCCATTGATTTGCTTGCGAACCTGAGGACCGATACCGAAGATTGAGCAAGCGCGGTTGCTATCGATAGTTGTGGTGGTTGTTTTGTTGTTCATGACATGAAGATAGGCGGTGTTTTCAATCCCTCAAAGTTTTTGTTGAATTATTTTTCAGACCGTCAATGACCTGCGGATTTGGATGATGTTGTTTCCGATGATGAGATCTTCTTGCACGGCGTCGATGACGTCCCAAATTGCGCGTCCGATTTCTCTGTCAAAAGGCAGTGAGGCCATCGCCCAGGCGTCAGCTTCTGAGCGTGCTGCGAATTTGAATTGTGTGGCGTCTACGAGTCCTTGTGTGGAGCCGATGATAGCGCGCACGACGTGGTGGCGCTTCTGGTCGTCCATGCGGTTCAACGTGCGTGTGACGTTTGGAGTGGTGATGTTGTTCATGACCTGAAGATAGGCGGTGTTTTGTAAGCGGGAAAGTTTTTGTTGCACTTTATTCAGCGGACAATACCGCTGAATA